GGCGTTGCAACTAAAACTGCAGAGGTCAAAGAGGAAAATGATTTACCATTTTAAACACAAACCGCACCCCTTCGGGGGTGCTTTTTAATTTAAATTATGATGCATTTTATTATTGATGATACCCCGGAATCAGACATAGAATTTATGCAAAAACGCATTGAATTTTTAGCTGAGTCAATTAAGGAAAAAGAAGAAAAAATTGAAAACTTGGAATGCCAAGTTGATTATTGGAAAACAGAGCACGCAAAATTAAATACCAAACTAATTATAATACAATCAAAACAATGAAAATAAAAAGAGATTCAAACGACAACTATCATTCACGCCCGGAGATATCTGCATCGGGTCTTAAAATGATACATAAAAAATCGGTTTATCATTTTCTAAGTCAAAGACCTTATTCAAGCGATTCATTGGCACTTGGAACGGCAGTACACGAGGCAATCCTTGAGCCAAAGGAATTTGACAATAAATATGCTATTGTTGATTATATACCAAGAGGGGAAGGGTATATGAAAAAAAGAAAAGAACAACAAGAAGAACACAAGGGGAAGGAGCTTTTATATATCAGCAATGACAAAGAACAACCGGGAAATATTATTTTAAGCATTAAACGCCAGTTTATGGACAATGATTTGGCTATTTCCTACATACAAGGTGAAAGGGAATTGTCACATTATGGAATCCACAACGATGTTCCGGTACGTGTTCGACCGGATGTCAAAGGCAATGGTTGGATTAGCGACATTAAAACGTGTCAGGATAATTCGCCAAGAGCGTTTTTAAGGGACATTTACAATTATGGGTATCACTTACAAGCGGCATTTTATTCCGATGCATTAGGATTCGACCCAAAGACTTTTAGGTTTATCGCAATAGAAACCAAGCATCCATTTTCGGTGGTTGTTTATGGACTGAGCGATGAAATGATTGAAAGGGGTCGATTGGCATATCAAAACGCACTTGAAGATTGGAATGAATATTTACAAACCGGAATCGCAAATGGTTATGGAACGAGTGAAATGGCAAAAGATGGTTCATTAATATTATGATTATGAAATTAGAAATTATTTTAAATGAGGTCAATGAGTTTTTAAATATTGACATTCAAAAAGAAACACGAAAAAGAGAATATGTATATGGTCGTTTTTTGTTTTACAAATTGGCAAAAGAATTAAATCCATTTTGCTCATCGGTTGTTATTGGTAAATTTTTAGGCAAAAATCACGCTACTGTTTTGCACGGTCATAAACAATTTAAAAATATTATAATATACAATCAAGACCCTGAATTGATTAATTCATATAAAACATTGCTTTCAAGACTAAAAAGCATAAAATATGTGTCAACTGACACAAGTACCATTAGAACCCAAATGATTATTTATAATCAAAAAAATATCAGAAAATATTATGCCCAACAATTACAATAAATATTTAACTAAAGAGGATGTTTTTCAAAGTGCCATTATGGATTATTTTTCTATGCAATATCCGGATGCATTTGTGATTCACGTTCCAAACGAAGGGAAAAGAACACCTTATGAAAGATTTAAATTTAAAAAACTCGGAGGGGTTGCAGGTGTCCCTGACATCCTTTGCTTTGATTCTAATGCCGATTTTAACGGTTTAGCCATCGAATTGAAGGTAAAACCAAACAAACCTACCGACAACCAAAAAAAGTGTCTTAAAACGCTTGAAAATAAGAATTGGAAAACAAGTATTTCCTATGATTTTGATGACTGTAAAAACTTAATAGATGAATATTTTGGAAACATTTGAATATATTAGTGGTATCTATGCCCTTTTTATGAGCATTGTGGTTTTAATTTTAATGTTTTACAAATGAGTATTCACGAGTTTAAAAACGTTTTTTGGAACGAAATCGACCAACGAGTTTGGCGAACCAATACATCAATGGATGATATTTCTATTCGATATGATTATGTCGGAAGGATGACCGAAGCCGAATTTGAATTTTTTCTTGAAATACTTTTCGAACTTTTTGACGATGATAAAATCACAATAAAACAATTTCGAGATATTTTTGTTGAACTTAGAAGTTTTTCAAACCAACTTAAAGACATAACTGAGGAATAAAAATGAAACCAAACTATTATGCAATCATCCCGGCAGATGTCCGGTATGATGAACGATTGACCCCAAACGCCAAACTACTCTATGGTGAAATTACTGCCTTATCTAATAAAAAAGGATTTTGTTTTGCCACAAACAAATACTTTTCTGAACTCTATAAAGTGTCAAAAGTGTCAATATCCAAATGGATAAATCAACTCATTGAATTTGAGTATTTAAATGCCCAGTATGAATTGGATGAAAATAAAATTAGTACTCGTAAACTTTTCTTAAACCCACAAAGAAAACTTAAAGGGGGTATTAAAGAAAAGTTAATGGATAATAGTATAGTATATAGTAATAATATTATAAATATTAATAACCGCAAATCAAAAACAAGCAAAAAAGTGTCTGATTTTGCGGACAACTATATTAAATGTTATGACGCCATAATTGAATTATTTCCTGAGAGAACAAGACCAAAAACAACGGCACAAAAAATAAAGTGGCTTGATACTATTAGATTGGCAGATGAAAAAGATAATTGTAACCCAAGGCAATTTTGGTGGATAGTGAACAAAGCAAGAAAAGATTCATTTTGGGAAAAAAATGTTTTAAGCATTCCGGAACTAAGAAAATCAAAAGAGGGTAAACTCCCGAAATTAGAACAACTTATTCAAAAACTTGGAGGAAGGGAATTTGATGCCTTAAAATAAAATGATAAAACATTATAACAGAATAAAACAAATTTTAGATTTTAGAAATATTGGAAATTCAAAAATTCATCCATCTGATATTGATGCAATACTTGAATTTGATAATAAATATTTAATAATATTTGAATGCAAATTAAAAGGGGTTTCTGTTCCTCTTGGTCAAAAAATACTTTTTGAGAGAATAGTAGATTGTTGGCAAAAAACAAACGGAGAGGCTTTTATTGTTTATTGTGAGCATAATACTTCAACTGATGAGGTTATTACAATGCATAATTCAACTGTTGTGAATGTTTATCACAATAAAAAAAATGAAAATAGAAACGAAAATTTAAAACAATTTTTAATTAAACTTGCAAACCATTATAAAATTACCAAACTAAAAAACGCATTAAATGATTGATGAATTTCAAAATCTTGGCATTGAACTAAAATCAAATGCCAACGTACAAAAAACAAAATGTCCAAAGTGTTCTCACACAAGAAAAAACAAATCCGACCCTTGTCTTTCGGTAAATATCGAAAAAGGTGTTTATAATTGCCATCATTGTAATTGGTCAGGCAATGTTAAATTCAAACCAAAAAAGGAATACATAAAACCGGTTGAAACAAAGATTGAATTATCTGACCGGACTGTTAATTATTTTAATAAAAGGGGCATATCTACCGCAACACTTTCCCATTGGAAAATCGGCGAATCTACTGAATATTTTCCGCAAGTAGATAAAAGGCGAAAGGCTATAAATTTCAATTACCATAGAAATGGCGAACTGATAAACACGAAATTCAGGGATGGTGCAAAGAATTTTAAAATGGTAAGCGGTGCAGAACTTATATTTTACGGCATTGACAACATCAAAGAAATGGACACGATTTATGTCGTTGAAGGAGAAATGGATGCATTGTCGCTATCGGAGGCAGGGATTTATTCCGTTTGTAGTGTTCCCAATGGCGCATCCAAAGGAAACCAACGCCTTGAATATCTTGATAATTGTTGGGAATACTTCGATAAAAAAAAGCAAATCGTTTTATGCACCGACAACGATGATGCCGGTTTATCACTTAGAAATGAACTCGCAAGAAGGTTTGGAAACTACCGTTGTAAATATGTTGATTTTGGAGAGTACAAAGATGCCAATGAGGTGCTAACTGAAAAAGGTGCTGAAACACTTCGGTCAATATTAAAAGAAACCAAGTCATTTCCTCTTGAGGGAGTGATAAACATAAACGACATTTGGCAAGATGTTATCAACTATAACGAAAAGGGCATTGTAAATTACTCGATACAACTTGCGGACTCGGATGAGTGGTTTAAAATGGCTTTTGGGGAGTGGTCAACCATTACCGGAATACCTAATTCGGGAAAATCGGATTTTGTTGACCAAATATCTTGCAATCTTGCACTTAAATATGGATTTAGAACGGCATACTTTTCCCCTGAATCGTTTCCCTATGAAAGCCATATAAAACGATTGGCAAATAAACTAAATGAAAAGCATTGCACAACTGATGACCTCAACCGAACAAAAAACTTTATTGAGGAGCATTTTTATTTTGTAAAAATAGACCTACAAAATTTGACATTGAAATCGATACTTGATAAATTTCGTGAACTCGTTTTTCAAAAAGGTGTCAACGTTTTAACAATTGACCCTTGGAATATGCTTGACCATTCGGCACAAAAAGACCATTCTTATGTCGGTCGGGTACTTTCGGAAATTACCCAATTTGTACAACAAACAAACACACATCTTTTTTTGGTTGCACACCCAAGAAAAATGGAATCCGACAATGGCATTTTTAAAATACCAACGCCCTATGATATAAGTGGTTCATCTGACTTTTTTAATAAGTCTTATAATTGTTTAACCGTTTACCGGTCAATTGGCGAAATGACAAAATATGAATCCGATTCGGTGCAAGTACATATCCAAAAGGTTAAAAGAAAAGAAAACGGAAAACAAGGATATTTCACCGTAGCACCGGACTTTAAAAATGGGGGTGTGTATAAACCCATTGATGAAAAGAAAAACAGAATCACAGTCGTAAAAGACACAATACCTTTTTAGTTATGGAAATTAATAAAATATATTTTGAAGATTGTTTAGAAACTTTAAAAAATATGCCTAACAATAGTATAAACCTTATTATAACTTCCCCACCTTATAATAAAAATTATTATACTAAAGAATCTAAATATAAAAAAAAACAAATATGTAATTTTAGAAAAATTAAATATGATTCGTATGATGACAATTTAAATCCTGAATTGTATAATGATTGGCAGAGTAAAATATTAAAAGAATGTTGTAGAGTTTTGACAGAAGATGGAAGTATATTTTACAATCATTCAGACATTTTAAACAAACATTGTACTATACACCCTGTATACATTTATAATTTTCCTATAAAACAATTACTTATTTGGAATAGGTTAAATACACCCAAACTTGACAATAATTATTTTTATCCAATTAATGAATATGTATTTTGGATTAAAAAAAATACAGACGCAAAAACAAAATTTTATAGAGATAGGTGTAATTTTAATAAAAGTGTTTTTTCTTTAAGTGCAGATATTAAAAACAAACACCCTGCACCTTTTCCAATACAATTGCCTAACAATTTTATTTTGGCTTGTACAGATGAAAACGATATAGTTTATGACCCTTTTATGGGTAGTGGAACTACTGCAATTGCTTCATTAATAAATAATAGGCAATATATAGGCAGCGAGATTAGTAAAAATTACTATATCAGTTCGTTAAAAAGAATTGAGCAACACAAAGCACAACTAAGGCTATTTTAATGAATCTAAACGAATATTTTGATGCGTTCCGTTGGTGCGAAAATAACTCCATCCGATGCTATCCAAAACCCAAAGGCAATGAGTTTATTTTGGTTTATGAGATAAATGGACAACCTAAAACATCCGGCAAAACATATTCCAAAAAAGAATATGACACCAAGTGGAAAGAATTTTATATTTACCTTTACAAAAAATTTAAAGATGTTTGAAATTGAATTTTTTCCCCTCTACGGTTTCACAATTGGTTTTAATTATTCTAATGATGACCTTTTAGAAATAAATGAGGAAAAAGATTTCAAACACACCATTCAAGTGTTCATTGGAATATTTGGATTCAACATAAATTGGTATATTGATAAATAATGGCATACGATAAAAAAGAACTTGAGAAAAAGGCTTTGATTGCTATCGAAAAACATAAACTGATGTTTATGGAGCATATCGTGGCATTTTTGCCTTGTTCTAAAACGACTTTTTATGACCTTGAATTGAACCAATCGGACTCTATAAAAAAGGCGGTTGAGGAAATGCGAGTTTCTAAAAAAACCAAAATGCTTTCCAACTGGATTGATTCGGAAACGCCATCACTACAAATTGCGGCGATGAAAATGATTTCTGAGGAACACGAGGCGCATAGATTAAACGGAACAAGGCAAGAAATAAAACACGATGGCGGAATCAAGTCAACACTAATTGAATGGAAACCGGCAAAAAGGGAATCGGAGTCGTAGAACAAAAGTGTAATCGCCAATTCTACGATTTAATAAATTCAGATAAACGATTCAAGGTTTTACAAGGGGGAACAAGAAGTGGCAAGACATACGCCATCTGTCAGTATGTAGCTTACATTCTAACGACCGAAAAAGAACCATTGACCATTTCCCTTATAAGAAAAACTTTACCGGCATTAAAAGGCTCCATTCAAAGGGACTTCATTTCTATATTAGAACAGACCGGAATGTATTTTGATGGCAATCACAATAAAGCGGAGAACACATTTAGGTATGGCAAACACCTTGTGGAGTTTTTGTCGGTTGATGAGCCGCAGAAAATCCGTGGTCGTAAACGCAACATAGCCGTGTTAAACGAGGCAAATGAATTATTACTTGAGGACTTTCGCCAAATCAATATGCGAACCACAGACAATATCATTATGGACTTCAACCCATCCGACCCGGTTCATTGGATATATGATGACATCATTCCAAGGGAGGATTGTGACACTTGGATAACCACATACAAAGACAATATGTTTTTGTCAAGTGAACTTGTTTATGAGATTGAAAGGATGCGTGAGCGTGACCCGGACTATTGGAGGGTGTTCGGTGAAGGTCAAAAGGCAGTATTTTCCGCTCGGCAGATATTCAATAATTGGAACTTTATTCCTTACAAGGACTTCCCTGAATTTGATTTGCAAACTGAGGCGGTCATCGGATTGGATTTTGGATTTACCAACCACCCAAGTGCGGCGGCAATCATTTTCCGTAAGTCAGATAAATTGTATGTTCACGAAATATTGTACAACACCGGGATGACCAACGGTGACATCGCTGATTATTTCAAGGATAATGGATATGACGAAGTTTTGACATTTTACGATAGTGCCGAACCCAAGTCAGGGGAGGAACTCCGAAGGGCGGGATTATTATGCAAACCGGCAATCAAGGGTCAAGGGTCAATCACCGCCGGGATTTCATTGCTCAAGGAATACGATATTATCGTAAGCCAAGAATCAAAAAACATATTCAAGGAATACAATGGATACTATTGGGAACAACTCAAGGATGGCACAATCATAAACAAGCCACAAGACCGGCTGAACCACCAAATGGACTGCCTTCGATACGCAGTTTATTCGCAATACTCCAAGCGAAATGACTTCTTTGTTATTTAATTATTATTTTTGTAAAAATATAGACTTTAATGGCATCAATATTCGATAATTTCAAAAGGCTCGTGACTAAAAACAGTCAAGCCACAAATTCACAATTTAATCGGGCGATATATAACTTTTTAGGCGATACAATAATTACGAGTGCTGAGAATGATGATTCGTATATCAATAAGGGTTATCGTTTCAACTCAACCGTTTATTCGATTGTCAATCTCATTACAAAGGCGGCATCAACAGTTCCGTTCCAAGTCTATGAGGTGCAAAGTCAAAACGCACTTAAAAGATACAAGGCACTAACATCAAACGGATTCGATGCCAATGCAGTCCATAAATCTCAAGTGATTTTAAAGAACTCTATGATTGAATTGGAGGGAACTGAAATACACGAACTATTAAACCGACCAAACCCCGCACAATCTTACGCATCTTTTTTGTCTGAGGTCATTGCATTTGGTAAGTTAACCGGAAACCGTTACATCTACGGAATTACACCGGAGAGGGGTGCAAACCAATCCAAGTATGGTGAACTTTACGTTCTACCAAGTCAAGCGATGGAAATCCATTCCGGTGGCTTTATGAAACCGGTTGACCATTACACCTTGGAATATAATGGAACGTTTCAAATCGATGCGGATGATGTTTGCCACATAAAAGATTTCAATCCCTATTTCGATGGGTCAGGACAAAACCTTTATGGTATGTCACCGCTTAGAGCGGGACTTCGTTCAATGGATGCCAACAATGAGGCACTTACTACCGGGGTCAAATATCTACAAAACCAAACGGCAAGGGGTGTTCTTATGTCTGAGGAAGGGGATTTGAATGAAGTACAAGCCAAGCAACTCAAGGAGAAATTCAGACAACAATATCAAGGGTCAGGCAATGCCGGGGATGTTATCATTACTCCCAAGAAATTGTCGTGGGTCAACTTCGGACTCAACGCCGCTGACCTTTCCCTTATTGAACAGTACAACGGCACAATCAAAGACCTATGCAACGTTTACAATGTCCCTGCCGTGTTACTTAACAACGTTGAATCGGCAACTTACAACAATATAAAAGAGGCACGAAAAATGCTTTATACCAATGCGGTGATTCCTGAACTTATGAAAATAAGGGATGAACTGAATCGTTGGTTAGCTCCCAAATTTGGGGAAAAGGTTTTTATTGATTTTGATTATACCACTATCCCGGAACTGCAAGAGGAAACCGATAAGGTTGTCGCTCAGATGTCCCAAGCGTGGTGGCTTACACCAAACGAGAAACGTGCGGCGATGTCTTATGGTAAGGATGAAGAGAACGAAAGGATGGATGAATACTACATCCCTGCGAATCTTTTGCCACTTGGCGATTCAGATATGCCCGATATGACACCCGAACCAATAGAGATTGAATCGGCAGAAAAAAGACAGGTGCCGGGGATGAACGATATATTTACAACAATTAGTGAGGCGCAACAACGAGCAAACGAAATGGGTGGTGAAGGTTACCACCAACACACTTACGATGGTTATACCGTTTATATGCCTTTTGAAACCCACGAGGAATATGAGGCGGCAAAAGACAATCGACTTGATGAATTTTACGGCGAAATGGATGCCGATTCTTTTGACTACAATTTCGAACTTGATAGTCGATATGATGATGATGAAGATACCGACTCAGATGAAGGAGAAATCATCCAAAAAGCACCTCAAATTCGTGGCGCAATGGAAACGGCGTTGCGTAACAAAGTAAAAGACCATAATGAGGAATATGGTGACAACCCGGCAAAGAGAGCAACCTATTCAATGTTGGCAAGGTCATTTGTAAGGGGGATTGGTGCATATCGCACAAACCCATCATCCGTTCGCCCAAATGTATCGAGTGAAGACCAATGGGCATTGGGTAGGGTCAACGGATTACTTTATGCACTTAGAACTGGCAAATTCAAAAGAAGGGCATACGATACCGATTTACTACCGGAGGAACACCCATTGTCATCAGATAAGAAAAGCCAAAAGGCGGAAACTTATTCCGACTACCCACAAGGGGCAACCAATAACGCCAAGCGAATGTTGGAATGGCGTGAGAAATATGGTCGTGATGTTGTCAAGGGTGGAACAAGGGTCGGTTGGGAAAGAGCCAATCAACTTGCAAGTCGTGAGGCATTGTCGTTGGATACCGTAAGGCGTGTCGACTCATTTTTAGCAAGGCACAAAGACAACGCAAAGATTGACCCACAATATAAAGATGAGCCGTGGAAAGACCGGGGATATGTTGCATACAACCTTTGGGGTGGTGCTGCAATGGTATCTTGGGCAAAGCGTATTTCTGAAAACGATTAAATATGTTCGATAGGGAAACTTGGAGAAATGAATTTTCCCAACAACTCGATATTGGAGAAAAAGCCGAGGTTGCGAAATTCAAACGATATTACAATGAACAGTACAAAACCGCCGTTGATGGTTTTCTATTGGACAACAATCCAAGAGGTGGCGATAATCTATTCAAACCAAGAGAACTTGAAAATCTTTACGTTGGATTATATACCAATATCGGGTTACGATTTGCTAAGTGGTACGCCAAAACTTTTGACCGCTTAATATCCAAGCGACAAGATGTTTCCGGGTTTGATGATGTTTGGAGTGAGGGGTTTGCCGAAGCCGGTCGAAAGGTTGCTGGAAAAAGAATCGTTTTAATACAAGGAACTGCTAAGGCGGAAATCATAAAAAACTTACAACGATTTATGCAAGACCCGGAGTTTATGGCGTTAGGTGCTGACCAAAGGGGTCGCATTTTACGTTCAAGATTCAATAAACTATCTGCGTACCAAGCGGAAAGGATTGTGCGAACTGAGGCAACTTATGCCGCCAATCTTGGTGCTGAAAGGTCTGCCCTTGATATGTTTGGTGCGAGTGGTTTGCAAAAAGAATGGTTGACTTCCATTGATGGTCGTGAACGTGACTCCCATCGGATGACCAATGGTCAAGTCGTAGATATGGACAAGCCGTTCAATGTTGGTGGTGAACTGCTAATGATGCCGGGTGACCCAAGGGGTTCGGCAAGAAATGTTGTCAACTGCCGGTGTGCGGTTGCACACATACCAAAACCGGATGCACAACCCACAACACAACTTGAAGGTTTGGCATTTGGATTGGCTGGGGAAATTGCGGCACAAAATTTTATTGATGAAATTTAATATCTTTGCAATATGAATAATATTATATTTAAGCAGTCCCCAATGGGGGAACTAATTGATGCCGATGAAAAAGCGGGAATCGTAAAAGGTTACGCATCGGTGTTTAACAACGTTGATTCTGACAATGATATAATCAAATCCGGGGCATACAAAAAAACCATTGCCGAAAATGGTAGAAGGGTAAAGTACCTTTACCAACACGATATGGACAAGCCTATCGGGAAAATGGTTAATTTGGAGGAAGATGAGAAAGGTCTTGTTTTTGAGGCTCAGATTGCCAAGACCCAATTGGGAATGGATGTCATTGAACTAATAAAAGCCGGGGTGATTACCGAAAACTCTGTTGGTATTCTACCTATCCAAAAAGAAATGGTGAATGGTAGGCGTGAAATTAACGAGGTGAAACTCTACGAGGTTTCTGCCGTTACACTTGCCGCTAATGACCAAGCAATGATTTTGGATGTCAAGGGCAACGTTGACCCAAATAAAGTAATTAAGCGATATGATAATATTGCAAAATTAGTCCGCAAAGGGAATATATCCGATGAACTTGGATATACTCTTGAGGCGGAAATATTAAAACTGAAATCTATTTTTATGAATATTACCACTTCGCCAACTGACATTGAGGTTACGAAGCCGGAAGTCGTGAAAGGAGATTCAACCGAAATTTATAACTATTTGTTTAACGTTCTAAAAAAATAATAAGATGAACGATGAAATTAAAAATCAGTTAGACCAAATCGGTGACATCGTAGATTCTAAGATTGAAAAGGCTTTCAACCAAGCGCAAGATAATGCCAAAGGTGAAGTCGAGTCAAGTCTTAAAAGCGAAATCACAAATTTGACTAATGACTACAATGAAAAGATGGAAGCCGCTACAAAGAGAATGGATGCCATCGAAATGGAAAGCAAAAAAACGCTTTCAGGAGTAAACACAAAAACCTTTAAAGGTCAAATCGAAGCCGCCATCAAAGATGGTGCAATCGAAGCACTTGTAAAAGGTAACACCAACGCCGCAAGATTTGAAATCAAGGCAGGTGATATGACAATGGCGAATGCTTATACTGGTGTTGTTGCCGGAGAAACTGTAATTGAGGACTTTAAATTTGACCCTTCAAGAAGCGTTCACGTTAGAACTTTGTTGCCTATCGGAAACACCGATTCTCAGACAATTAGATTCCCTAAAGAATCTGCTTATGATGATGGTGCTGCTGCAACTGCTCAAGGTTCAACTCTTGGCGCATCTGATTTTGACATTACTGCCACAAGCGTAAATGTTGAAAAAATTGGCACTTTTATGAGAATAACTGAAGAGATGTTGAACGATACCCCTGGATTATCTTCTTACCTATCGGCAAGAGTACCCGGAAAGGTGTTGTCTGTTGAAGATACTGAAATCCTTAATGGTGATGGTTCTTCACCAAACCTTGATGGTCTATTCACCGATGGAACTGCTTTTGTAACTGGTTCCGGTGGTGCATTTTACCAATCAGTAGAATCAGCAAATGAATTTGATGTTCTTATTGCTGCATTGAACCAATTGGCACTTGCTAACTATCAAGCCGACACGATTCTTTTGAATCCAACTGATTTCCATAAAATCGTATTATTGAAATCTACTGCCAACGAATATTTGAAAAATCAAATTGTTCAAGGTATTCAACCCGCAATTAATGGCGTTCCAATTACATTGAACACCGCCGTTACTGCTGGTAAATTCTTGGTTGGTAACTTGGCTCAAGCATCTCAACTATGGGTGCGTGATGGACTTGGAATCGAATTTTCAAGAGAAGATTCAACCAACTTCAGAGATGGTTTTGTTACAGTTCGTGCGCAAGAGCGTGTGGCACTTACAAACTATTCTCCAAATGCAATCGTACAAGGTACGTTCTCAACTGCTAAAACGGCACTTGAAACTCCTTAATCTAACGATTAGTTTTGACTTGGAAAGGGTGGTCATATCGACTGCCCTTTTTGGGTTTAAGAAAATAAATGTAAAATATTTTTTATATTATAAAATAAATTATATATTTACATCATAATTAAAAACAACTTAAAAACAAGATTATGGAACTAACACAAGTAAAATCAAAAAAGGCTTTAGAAAGGCAAGGTTTAGCGGTTATCGAATCAAATGATTTTTGGCAGTTTAATGAGGCTAAATATGTAATTAAAATTGTAGCCAAAAATTTAGTTTTCAAGCAAACAGGAACATCTAATTATCCTACTCAAACAATTAGGGAGTGTTTATGGATATATAATAGAGGATTAGAAAAACAATAATAAAAAAACCGGGGGCGGCAACGCCCCCATTTAATTAATTATTATGATTAAATATAACCCACCAAAAACATCATTAAGAACTAATAAAGAGGGAGATTCTTTTGTTGTTATCTCTTACGATGGATTAGATTTTAAAGAAAAATATTTTACAAGTTTTAAAGAGGCAACAGAATATCAAAACACCTTAAAATAATATTTGGCTCTCATGAGCCAAATATATTGTATAACGAAAAATTAAATTATGAGATTACAAGATTCAACTGAGTATCGAATTGTAAAAGAAATTACAAGTGAAGAAAACAGAAAAAACATCATTGACGCTGCCAAAGCGTTTGCCTTTTTACTTGCAGCTATATTCGGAATGATATGGGCGTTTGCAAGTTTTTTATTATGGATAAAAGATATTGATGTTTCAATGGCAATTATTGACTTTATGATATGGATAAAAGAGATAATTTCCTAAGTAAGAAAAAGGATATGCACATACATCGGCATATAAATATAAATGAGAATATTGTTAATATTAAAAAATTTAATAAATTAGTGCGTAAATTAAATTAATTTTTGTTTGATAACTATTTCAAAATGTCCGCCATCCACTTGGTGGGCATTTTTTTATACCTTTACATTAAACCAAAAAATTGGATAGTAACCAAAGGGGGTGTTTTAGCGAATACCTTTTTGCAACCGAATGTATTAAAAGGGGATATAAGGTTTCAATGCCCTTGATGGATGCATCTGTCTATGATTGTATAGTTGACAATGGTAGTGGTTTATTTAAAATTCAAATAAAGTCAACCACAAAACGACCTGAAAAAGATACTGTCACAACGATAAAAGCAAATTTGGAAAATTCAAAAAGGGTTTATAGTAAACATAATGTTGATTATTTTGCCGTTTACGTTTACCATTTTGATGGCTTTTTTATATTTAAAAACAATGGCAATATGCAATCAGTAAGATTGTCGCTTGTAGGTAAATATTCCAAAAATTTTAATAACTTTGTATTTGAA